ATCCACAACTCATAGCACAACCAGTTACTATAGTATGTATTGGTGTCTTACTAGAACCCATTATATTAAGTAATCCAAGACATTGATATACTTGTCCACCATATGAATCAATATATATTTTTATTGGTTTTGGTTTATATTCTAAATCGTCTAATTTATATAATTTTTTAATATATGAATCATGTTCACTTATTTCTATTATTTTTTTTGTTAAATCACTTATACTATCTTGATTAACTTGTTTTGATAAAAACAAATTCCTTTCTTTTGGTTTTTCTGTTATACTCATAATATTAATTTATTTTTCTGATGTTATTATCAATGATATCTTACCATTATATGTATTTCTTATTCTATACGTACCTGGTTCTTTTTCTAACATATTTTTACATTCTATTCGAGCAACATATTCTGATATTTGATTAGATTTTATTTTCCAATCTTCACATATATTATTATCTATAGATAAATATTTCTTTTCTATTAAATATGCCATGATATTATTTCTTTTTATTTTTATATACATAATAATCATTAAAAGTTTTTTATTTTTAAAAAATAATATATATATGAAAAAATAATTGAATATGAAAAATATAAAAACATTTGAAAAATATGATGATTGTAAAAATTGTAAAAAATATTCGCCATCAGATGATGTAGATGAAAAAATTGATTTAATAATAAATTACTTGGAAGATTGGAAAAATGGTAAATATAATAAAGAAAGTGAATTCGCAAGAGATTTAGCAAATAATTTACAAAAAATAGATGTTTTATTTACAAGAGATATAGAAAAAAAATAATTTATTTAGTAAGAAAATCTTTCCATCCTTTCCAACCTCTATTTTTTCTAATATAATATAATTCTGGGTGATTTGGTAATATATTTGGTATATTACCATTTTTTCCAATATTCAAATATTCTGTACCATTTTTTATATACGATAAATTATTTTTAATATATTCTTTAGCATCATCATATAATAAATAATCATTAGATAAAATATTATCTTGTTTTCTACCAGTTCCTAAAAATTCACCCCATGATATCCATACATCATATTCTTTATCTGGATTAGATGGTATATTAGATGGTAATTGAAATTTATACCATTGTGTTCTTGATATTATATTATTTGATTTTGCAAAATTAGATGATTCTTGATATGAAATGAATTTTTTATTTCGATTAGCTATTCTACCAGTTCCTAAAAAATCGCCCCACGATATCCATCCTCTATTTTTATTTATATAGTATCTTTCAGGTCTTTTAGGTATAAATATTGGTAATTCTTTTTTTACTTTTTTCCATTCTTTTATTGTATTGATATTATTATAATTTGATTTTATCCATTCTTTAGCATCATCATATGATACATAGTCAATAGATAATAAATTATCTTGTTTTCTACCAGTTCCTAAAAAATCACCCCATGAAATCCAACCTCTATTTTTATATGTTTCACTCGGATTTTTTGGTATAAATTCTGGTAATAAATTTGAATATATTCGCCATTGTCTTATTGATTTCAATTCTAAATCTTTTATAATATCTTTACAATCACAATAATCAATAGTATATGTAAATCCTTTACCTCCAAATCCACCTTTTGATACATTTGTCAAATTTTTATATGATGATATCATATCTATTTCTTCATTTTCCCAATTATCACCAACTTTTTTTAATATTTTAATATCAATATTTGAACCAGAATCAATAATAGATTTTATCCATTTTTGTTTTGGTGTTGAATTATTTTTCAAAGAATCTTTTATATGTTCTTTTAATCGTTTATCTATATTATTTGTTTTTCCAATATATTTAATTTCTTCTTTACCAATTTCATATAAACCATAAATATAATTTATCATAGATGTTTTGTTTATTTTGGTTTATATATTAAAAATATTTAGTCAAAAAGATAACTTTTATATAAAAATATTATATATTTGTAGAATAAATAATTTAAATAAATAAAAATATGAATGAATTTAATAAGTATGCAACGAAACATCTAGGTATAAACTCTATGACATTACATAGTTTTGATTCGAAAATGAAAGGTTATATGTCACCTAATATTATTGAAGAAAGATCTCTTAATGTTGCCACTATGTCTGTATTTGATAGACTTATGGTAGATAGAATTGTGTTTTTGGGTTGTGGTATTGATGATACAGTCGCAAATATTATTCAAGCACAACTTCTTTTTTTAGAATCAGTGGATTCAAATAAAGATATACAAATGTATATTAATAGTCCTGGTGGTCAGGTATATAGCGGACTTGGTATATATGATACAATGCAATATATTCAAGCTGATGTGTCAACGATTTGTACAGGTATGGCAGCATCAATGGGAGCAGTTCTTTTGGCTGGTGGTGCAAAAGGAAAAAGAATTGCACTAAAACATTCGAGAGTGATGATTCATCAACCATTAGGTGGTGCGGAAGGTCAAGCAACTGATATCGTAACAACTGCAAATGAAATTGTAAAATTGAAAAAAGAATTATATGATATATTAGTCGATCATAGTGGACAATCATATGATAAAATTTATACAGATTGTGAAAGAGATTATTGGATGACTTCAGAAGAAGCTAAAACATATGGTCTTATTGATGATATTATGAGAAGATAATGATAATAAAAATAAATGATTTTTGTGTATTAACACATAAAATTCGTTCACTTATTGTAAGTGAATACTTCAAAAAATATGAAGAAACCAAACAAACCAATAATGGTTTGTTTGGTTCTTTAAAGTCTGAATATACTATAAAAGAAACTGGTAAATATCCTACTATAATCGAATTGGGTTATAGTAGATATCACGTTAAATGTAGAAAAACAAGAACAACAATAGTATTTGATATATGGTTAGCAGTATAAATAAAATATATTGATAATAATACATCATATTAAAAACGCATTGATGTATTTTAATATATATTTCAAATAATTACCTCAATGGTACAAAAAATAATATTAAAATATGACATACAAATTACCAAAGTTAGATGAAAAAACAAATAAATGGAAAGTATTAGAACTAATGTTTGAAAGTGAAGATGGAAAAAAACATTATGAAATACACACATTTTGGTCATATGATGAAGTAGTCAAATTTTATGAAAAAAATTCAGGATTAAAAATAGAAGAATAAATATTAAAAAAAGATTACAATTAATTGTAATCTTTTTTTGTTTTATGACATAAACATTTCTTTTTCTTTTTCACGTCTTGTTTCTAAACCAGGATATTTATCATTTATTCCTGTCATTGTTATTAATTTAGCTGCGGCATCTAATTTATTTTGTTTAACTTTTTGTATAAATTCTGATGTTCTTAATCCTTCAATACCCATATTAAATGATAATGAAACTAATACATCATATTGTTTTTGTGTTAATTTTATATAAATTCCTTGTTCACTCCATTCTTTTAATATTCTTTTAACACCAGATGCTGCAAAATTTATATCTTCTATGAATATTTTATTTGCTTCAGATTTTGATATTCTATCACCAACTTTATATTTTGAATGACCAATATCTTCTGCATGACCATATCCTATAGTTATTTTACCATCACCCAATTTATATGCAACACCATTAAATCCTTCTTCATTTCTTATATGATCCCATCCATTTTGTGATAGATGCATTTCTTTACTATTTTTGTGTATAGTCTTCTTCGTTTCTATCTTATCTAATGTTTTTGTATCATTCGATATTTGTGTTGTTTTCAATTCATCTATCAATACTTTTTTCTCAACTGGTGGTATATCTTGTTTATTGATATAATTAGTAACTTGTGAATAAGTCATTATTGATAATAAACTAACTACAATATTTTTTGCAATTTCTTTTTTATTGAATGATTTTTTTAATCTTTCAATTGCATTCTTAAAATCTATTTTTTCGGAAACTAAATCATAATTTTCGAATATAAATGTGTCAAAGTCTTTAATTTTTTCCATATTCATTATATATTAAATTTGGAAATCATATTTTTTTGATGTATATTTGTAAAAAATAAAATGAATATTATGGAATTTATAAAAACAGTACAATCTAAAACAGACAATGTTATAAAATATATTTTTAAAACAGATGATAAATTAATTATCGAATTTTCTTATATAAATAAAGATGATGGTAAAGATATAATTTGCATACCTGCACAATCTATGTGTACTGTTGGTTGTAAATTTTGTCATACATTGGAATATGTTGGTAAGATTAAATGCAGAAATTTAACAGATATTGAATTATTAGATAGTATATTATATATTGTTAATGATTTGAAATTAGAATCTTACAAAAGAACATTATTGATATCAATAATGGGTTGTGGAGAAGTATTATATAATGTTCAAAACATTATTGATATGATGACATCTATAAAACATGAATTAGAAAATGATGAAAAATATAAAATACCTTTTGTTAGATTTGCAATAGCTACATCAATACCAGAAAAATCAGCAGAAGAATTTTTCAAATTAACATTTTTAATAAAAGATTATAATTTACCAGTTAAAATACATTTATCTTTACATTACACATTTGACTTGATTAGAAAAGATTGGATGCCAAAATCATTAGATATTATACCATCATTATCCGCTGTTGATTTTTATAAAAAAGTTACAGGCAATGCAGTAGAAATACATTATACATTAATAAGTGGTATTAATGATACTGAACAAGATGCAATACTATTGTCAAATTTCTTGAAAGATAAAAATATGAATGTTAAATTTTTATTCTTCAACGAAAAGGAATCAATTGATTATCACGCATCTAATAAAGAAAAGTTGAATATTTTTAGAAAATATTTGGATAAATATAGTATTAGTCATGAATATTATATACCGCCAGGACTAGATATCGGAAGTTCGTGTGGTGCGTTTTTAATGGATTATTATTTAGAACAAGGATTAGATAAAATTTAAGATGAAAAAAATAGAAATAGATAAAATAAGTAATTGGAATATTGCAAAGAAAACTAAGAACATTAAAGCTAAACCATCAATATCTTTGATGGTTGATAGAAGTGTTTTATCTAAGTTTTTGATTGATACATTAGAAGGAAAAGAACCACTTGGTGATGGTTCTGTTATTTGTCTTGGTGATAGTAATGATATTTGGCAACAGATGCCAAAAAAATTAATTCAAAAATATAATATCATTGATGTCGACAAAGACGGTTGGATGATATGTGAACCAAGACCAGATAATTCTGTCGAATGTATTGAAATAACAAAAGATGTATCATGTAGTGGTGTCGATTTATATTTTAGTAATGAGGAATTTTTCATTTTTGGACAATGGGGTGAAGAAGTATCTATATTAGATACAAAAAAATATATACAACGTGCAGATATAGGTGATTTTATTTGTAGAAATCGTGAAGATAAAACAGATGTTTGGATAGTTAAAAGAAAAATATTTTTAAATACATATAATATTATAAATGGGTAATGTTTTTATATATGGACCAAAAGATTAAATAATTAATCTTTATATATCCATCTATAACCATTTGCGGTATGTCTTTTATTTTGACACACTAAAACTATATTTCCTTTATTTTTGATATTATTCATTAATGCAGCTTCTTCTAATGAACCATATTCAACTTCATTACCATTAATATCTATTCTAATAACCTTTCTTCTTCGGATATTTCTAAATTTATTAGAATTTAATTCATAATATTTTTTAACATTATCAGAAGGATACACCCATTCTAAATTATCAATATGATTATTAGATTTATTTTCATCAATATGATTAACATATAAATCATCATAATTATTTAATGGTTTAAAAACCATACACACTAATCTATGAACTCTATATGATTTATTTTTTCTGAAAAATACACTATAATATCCTTGAATACTTTTTGTACCATATGTAATTTTACCAGAATTTAATTTTATTCTACCATATGAAGATATTTCAATATCAATATTATCAATTTTTAATATTTTCCATTTTTCATTTTCAATATCATCTTCATAATATTTCCAATAATATCCATTATATAATTTTCCATTTTTTAATGCATCATAAATACCTTTTTTACTAACATCACCAATATCTTTACATCTATACCAAATTTTAATTAAATTACCATAAATATCATATTGTGATATTTTTCTAAATTTTTTACCATAATTTGTAAAAATTTTATTATTATTATTTTCACAAATTGTCATACACTCTAAATTAGAAATATTATTATTTATTACATTTCCATCTTTATGATGTACTACACAATCATCTGTATAATTATCTAAAAAATATTTAGCCACTAATCTATGAACTAAAAAGCCTTTATGATTTTTGTGACCATTTGTTAAAGATATTCTAATATAACCAAGTTCTTTATTATTTAGATTAAAATTATATCCAGTATTGTTATTTTTAATATTACCATTATTAGAAATTGCATATTTTTCATATGGTGATTCCATTGTTTTCCAAATTTCCATATATAATTTTCTTTTTTATTATATATTAAATATTTAATCACAAATTTTATCTATTTCATAAAATTTTCATTCTTTTTTTAATATTTATTAAAAAAAGTATTATATTTGTTAATAATTAATTAAAAATATGAAAACAAATAATTTAACATCACATAATGGTGAAAGTAGAAGTAGTAGAGCAGATAAAATGTCTGGAACACCTAAATCATGGAAAAATTAATGATTGGAAAATCGAAAACTGATCTTAAAAAATTTTATTCATCAAAGCGTAGAATGTTCTTAAAAAATATAAATAATTATGATAAAATTTAATAATAAAATAAGAGTTCGTTGTTTAGAGTGTAAAGAAGAACATTTTATTAAAATGAAACATATAGTAACTGATAAAGAACAGAGAAGTATTGGATTTGAATATGAACATATTCATAAAGGAAAATTGAAATGTTCATGTGGAGAAGATATGAAATTATTGACAACGATATTTGAATACCCTAAAGGCATTATAAATTATGTTGACACTTCAGAAAAATCTTGTCTTATTATGGATAATATTTTAGAAAAAGATATTATATTTGTTGATGATATGTTAGAAAAAGAAAATAATATGAAAAGATATAAAAGTAGAGAAAAGATATATGCCGAACAATATTTTAATGGTAAAAAATTCGAAGATATCGAAATATTAATTGGTAAAAGTAGTACTACATGTAGATGGGATAACACACCAGATGGACCATATATTGATTGTATGTACGATCATAAGTTGAAATTAAATGATGGTGATTGGATATGTAAATCTGAGGTAGAAACATACCACACAAAAAAATATAAATCTGGTGATAATTTCTTACATTTATTCACAATGACAAATGATGATTTCAAAAAACATTATAAACAATGTTAGAAATACTTAGAAAAATGGATATTGTAATGCCTTTAGAATTATGGGGTATTGCAATAGGAATTATATTATCATATATAATATATATTGGTTTTTTAATTATAATAAATAGAAAATGAAGAACAAAAAAATAACAACAGATACTATTGGTGATGTTAACCAATATCCAGTATTGTATTCATTAGTTGATATACTAAATGATAATGAATACAAATACACAATCAAATGTATTACACTATTGACAGAATATCGAATTTTATTAAAAGAATTACATAAAATTGATGATAGCAGTAAATACAAATATCTTTTACAACTTTTGTTCAAAGATATAAAATGTCGGTTGAATACAATGATAAATTTTGGTATGCCAAATGTAATTTACACACATATGAAAAATATTATTTGTGCAATGTATAGAAATGAATTAATTAAAAATTAAAAATTATGACAATCGATATTTAATATATATGTGAAAAAGAAAATTAATAAAATGTGTTTCACAAATATACAAAGTGTTATTAATGGTTGTTTATTAGGTGATGGTTGTTTGTATATGCATAAAAATTGTAAAAATGCATGTTTTAATTATTTATCATCATCTAAACAACATGTAGAATTTGTACATAAATATTTTAAAGAATATTGTACAGATAATTATAAAGAAATAAAACGTTCAGAAATATATGATAAAAGAACAAATAAAACATATGTCAATTATCATTTTAGAACAAAGTGTTTACCATTCTTTACTGAATATTATTACCAATATTATATAGATAATATAAAAATAGTACCAAAAAATATTATTATAGATAATACGGTTCTTTTATTTTGGTATATAGGTGATGGTCAATTGGATGCTAAGAATATGTATATAAAATTACATACAAATGCATTCACAAAAGATGATGTATTGTTTTTGTGTAATTCATTAAATAAATATAGTGCAAATATAATGAAAAAACAAAAAGAAGAATATCTAGTAAGAATACCAAGATTACTGGTTAAAGATTTCTTGAAAGATATTGGTGAATGCCCAATAAAAGATTATAGTCACAAATGGGATTATATACCAATTAAAAATAAAAATATAGAATTAAATGGAATAAAACATTATGAAAAACATTATGATAATATAAAACATGATTTTATGAATAATAATATAAGTATATATAAATTAAGTATAAAATATAATGTTCATATAAAATGTATAAAAAATTATTTCAATAATAATAATATATTTTGGAAACCAGTAGATAATAAAAAAAGAATAGTACAATATGATTTAGATGATAATATGATAAGAGAATGGGAAAGTGGACATTTAATAAATATAGAATTGGGTTATAATCAATCATCTATATCAGAATGTTGCAGAGGTATTAAAAATAAATATAAAAATTATAAATGGAAATTCAAATAAATATAATAAATTTACAAAAAAGAAATTATGAAAAAGAATAAAGATAGTCTAGGTGATCGTATGAAAAAAAATTACGAAGACAGAAGTAAAACATATCTAACAAGAAGAGTTTATAACATTATCAGAATTGATGGTAGATCTTTTAAGAATTACACAAGAGGTTTAGAACGACCTTTTGATATGGGATTAATAGATGATATGGATAATACTGCTGTATATTTATGTGAAAAAATACAAGGTGTCAAATGCGCATTTGTTCAATCAGATGAAATATCTATTTTAGTTACTGATTTTGATGAATTAAATACATCTATGTGGTTTGATGGTTCTGTACAAAAAATAGTATCTGTTTCTGCATCAATGGCAACATCTAAATTCAATCATTTAAGAATTCTTAGAAATATAGATAAAAATAATGATTTAATAAATGATTTTTGTATCACTGATATATATAATATTATATCACATATGTCTGTTGCTGAATTTGATTCAAGAGTATTTACATTACCAACAAAATCAGAAGTTGCTAATTATTTTCTTTGGAGACAACAAGACACAACAAGAAATAGTATATCATCTGTTGCACAATCATTATATAGTCACAAAGAATTAGAATTCAAAAATACTGATCAAATGCAAGAAATGATTTTTCAAAAAGGAATCAATTGGAATGATTATGATAACAAATTGAAAAGAGGACGAATGATTGTAAAAAAACAATTAGAAAATGGTAGAAATGAATGGGTATCAGAAGGTTCGCCTATTTTTTCACAAGATTGGATATATATCAATAATTTAATACCTGAAAATAAATAATATTATGAAAAAAATAATGACAATATTATTTGTATTAATAACAATGTTTGTTAATGCACAAATAAATGATTCTATATCTGAATCAGAATTACAAAAAATAGATTCTACATATAAAGCTGATTATGTTGAAGAAACACTATTTGTACCAAATGCTATTGCACCAAACTGTACACCAATTGGTGTTAGATTATTCAAACCACTTGGTACAAATTTATTAGAATATGAAATTTGGATATTTGATTCAAGAGGTAATCAAGTTTGGTATTCAAATAAATTAATTGATGGAACACCATCTGAATCATGGGATGGTTATTTAGGTGGTAAAATATTACCATCTGATGTATATATATGGAAAATAACTGAAGTGCATTATGATATATCTAGTTATAAAGGTGGTTTCTGTTTAGGTTTATATAATGGTTTCGAAAAAAAAACACATTTTGGTTCAATCTTTTTAATTAGATAATATGAAAATTATAAAATAAACAAAACGTCTAAATATAGATATAATAAACATGAATGAAAATAAATGCTCGTTTTGTGGAAGAACGAAAAAAGAAGTTGATTTACTTATATCAGGTATAAATGCTTATATTTGTAATGAATGTGCTGAACAAGCACAAATTATTGTTAAAGAAAATATCATTAATAAAAAACAAGTTATTAAAAAGATAGATATTACAAAAACACCAAGTCAAATTAAAGAACATCTTGATAAATATGTAATTGGTCAAGATGATGCTAAAAAAACATTATCAGTCGCAGTTTATAATCATTATAAACGAGTTAATCAAACACCTAATGATGATGTTGATATAGAAAAATCTAATATTATGTTAGTTGGTGAAACAGGTACAGGTAAAACACTATTAGCCAAAACAATAGCAAAATTACTTGATGTTCCATTTGCAATTGTTGATGCAACAGTATTGACACAAGCTGGTTATGTTGGTGAAGATGTTGAAAGTTTATTAGTTCGACTATTACAAGATGCTGATTATGATGTTGATAAAACTGAAAGAGGTATTGTATTTATTGATGAAATTGATAAAATTGGACGCAAAGGTGGTAATCCATCGATTTCTCGTGATGTGTCAGGAGAAGGAGTGCAACAAGCACTTTTGAAATTATTAGAAGGTTTAGTTGTAAATGTTCCACCACAAGGTGGTAGAAAACACCCAGAACAGAAATGTATTGCAGTAAATACAAAAAATATATTATTTATATGTGGTGGTGCATTTGAAGGTATAGAAAAAACGATAGCGAAAAGATATAATAAAAATGTTGTTGGATTTGGTACAAAAGAAAAATTACAAAAAATAGATAATAACGATTTCTTGAAACATATAAATCCACAAGATTTGAGATCATTTGGTCTTATTCCAGAAATAATTGGTCGTATTCCAATTATAACCCACTTAAAACCACTTGATAAAGATGCATTAAGAAGAATATTAACAGAACCAAAAAATTCTATCATAAAACAATATGTTGAATTATTCAAAATAGATAATATAAAATTAGAATTTGAAGAAGATGCATATAATTTTATAGTAGATAAAGCTATTGAATTCAAATTAGGTGCAAGAGGACTTCGTTCAATATGTGAAACAATAATGTTAGATGTTATGTATGAATCACCTGATAAAAAAATAAAAAAACTTAAAATAACAAAAGATTTTGCCGAAAAATATTTTGAAAATATTATTAGTTAAATGTATGGAAGTAAAAAAATTTAATGATTTGAATTTATATTTGAAAGGTTTCGAAATAGAAACAATAGGCAATAAAGCTATAAAATATATTCAAAAAGAAAACAAAAAATTAGGAATACCATTAGTGTATTCTGTTGATGGTAAAATATATTATGAACTAGCAAATGGTACAATAACAACAAAAAGTCCATTTTAATTAATTTTAACATATGAGCAAATTAAATGAAAATATAAGAAAAAATAAATATCCAAAATTTATCCAAAATTTATTATTATTAACATCAAATAATGATAAAATACCAACCGATAAAGAATTAGATTATAAAATAGAAACATTGGCTTGGTATATGCACCAAGTTTGGCCAATGGTTAAATATATAACAAAAAGAAAAATATTATTATTTTTAAGATATCGTTGGAAATATATATTGAAAACATTAATAATTACGATGTCCATTATATATACTATGAATTTCACATATAAATTATATATGAGACCGATGGTAAATAATCTTATCGTTGAAAAAGAAATAACAGATATAGAAAATGATATATTTTCAAATCCAATACCTAAAGAAAATATAAATTTTATGTTATCATTATCTTTACTTGAATCTACAAGAAATTATAATGAAGGTGCACTTAGAACAACTCAATATTGGGGCATGTACCAAATGGGTGACATAGCCAGAAAAGAAATTGGATTATCTAGTATACCTAAAGACGTATTCTTGAAGAATCATGTTTTACAAAACTGGGCAATGAATGAATTAATGCGAAAAAATTATGAATATTTGAAACCACTAATATCAAAATATAATATACCAGTATATGGTGGCATAAAAATAGGTATGCATCTTGTAACAATAAGTGGACTGATTGCAGCATCACATTTAGTTGGTAGTGATGGTGTTAAAATATTTTTTCAAACTAATGGCAAAGTTGTTCCAAAAGATGGTAATGGTAAACCAATGACAGATTATTTACAATTAAATAATATAAAATTGAAATTTGACTAATGAAAAATATAGAAAAATATGAAGAATTTGATTCTTCAGAAATAAAATATGGTATTGTTGTACTTGATTCAATGAATGAAAATTTACAAACAGGTATGTTTTTGGTTAGATGATATTGTACATTTTGTCGGATTTTGGGATAAACCAACAGAATTAGATATAAATAATATAAAAGAAGAGTTACGTACAGACAATGAATTTGGATTAACAGATATATCAGATAGATTATTAATATTTGAAGCACCACAAGAAATAGTTGATGAATATTAAAATAATGAAAAAAGAAATAAAATAATGAAAATAATATTAGATTCAATAATAATATACATATTTATATCAATTGTTTGTTATAGATATTTGATAAATAAACACAATTATTTTTTAATTATGTTTAAATTATCAGATGAAAAACAAAAAAATGTATTAGAAAAATACATAGAATTTGATAAATATAAAAAAATGATATTATATATATCATTATTACCACTTGTTAATATATTTTTTGTATTCTTGATAAGAAGAACTATTATATTGATTGATGAATATAATGATATTATTAATAAATAATATCATTTTTTCTTGACATCGTTTTTGTTTTGCTGTATATTTGTAAAACATTAAAACGATAATATATGAATTCAATAGATATTTTCACAGATGCATCTTATAAACATAGCACAACACCAGAAATATTTGGTATAGGTATTTATGCCATTGATTATAATAATGGTGAAAAAGAATATTTTGAAAAAGGAATATTCGACACTGAAACAGTTCAACAGAAATATAGCGGAAAAATTGGCATTCTATTATTCGAATTATATGCCATTTACAAATCATTAAAATTTATTACAAGAAAATACAAATCTTCAGATGTAGATGAAATAAATATCTATACTGATAATTTGATTGCATTCAAAATGATGAATAGCTTATGCAAAAAGAAAAAATATACTACTATTTGTGATAAAATAATGGAAAACATAGAAGAATTAAATTCTACAAATACAATTGTTAATATATCTTGGATAAAAGCACATTGTAATGTATATGGTAATAAAAAAGCAGATCATTTAGCAAATCATAAAGAATATACCAAGTCATATCAAAACGATTTTATTATATAAAGTGCAAGATCATGATACATATTATGAATCTATAATTTCCCCTCTATTTATGAATCTATAATTTCCCCTCTATTTTTTTAATTACATTTGTTATTTGTTCATCCCATTTATTATCATTTGTATTTATAATAAAGTTAGATAATTTTATTTTTTCTTTTGGTTCCATTTGATTTCTAAGACGATTATTTATTTCATCATCACATAAACCATTTCTTAATTTCAATCGTTCCCTAACTATATCTAAATCGACATAGACACCTATTACATAATCAAATCTACTTTGTGTATTATGTTCAAATATAAGTGCTGATTCATAAAATATAATATCTGATTTAGAATTTTTCTTAAAATTTTCATATGAATCTTTAACAAAATTTCTAAATATTTCATTTAGAATATTTAATTTTTCATTATCATTAAATACAATATTTGCAATATATCTTGTATTATATGTATTATTTATATAAGAATCATTACCAAATATAGATTTTATTCTATTTATTAGTTCATAATTAGTATTTGCCAAATGTTTAGCTTCATCATCACTATAAAAAACAGGATAGTTGAATTTTTCTTCTATAAATCTACATACTGTAGATTTTCCTGAACAAATACCACCAGTGATTGCAACTTCTAACATTGTAAATTATTTGTAAATTTTATAAAATCTTTATAACAATCAATGGCATCTACAAATCCTTCCCACTCACAATCATATTTTTTATTTTTGTATTCTGCTTTCCAACAAACACGAACTTGAAAACCATCATCCAATCTTTTTGGTTGATTCCAGAAATTTATATCCCAACCTTTGTTGATTAAATCAACTAATTCATTTTTATACATAATTTTAATATTTTGTGTTTTTTCTACCACTACCAGTTTCTACTAGATATGCATCTTCTATTAATTCTAAATATGATATAGGTTCACCTCTATCAGTATCACAATATATTTTACCAGGTTTCAATTCATAACCATCTGATGTTAATCTAAATTCTTCTTTATTTGGTAATCTAACTAAATCACCTTTTATCCAAGCTGTTAAATACATAATATTTATATTAAATAATTTTTTCCTTTACCATATTTTTCTAACATTCTAATAGCAGAACTACTAATATGTTCATATTCGACATCAGATAGAATTGAAATGACTTTAATATCTGGTTTCAAATCTTTCAAATATCTATATTGATTTTTTTCATATTCTAAATCAGTGGCATTTCTCAAACCTCTTACTAGTGTCACATCATAACTAAGTGAATCAATAAAAACTGTTAATAACCCAGAATATGTTTCAATTTGTCTATATTGAATACTTTTTGGTAATTCAACTAATTCATTTGTTTTACTTGGATTTATGCCTCTTGCAATAATAACTTTGTCAAAAATTGCTTCAGATTTTTCTAATATATCTAAATGTCCTTTATGAAAACCATTAAAGGAACCTGCATATACTGCAATTTTTGGTTTCTTATTTCTAACATAATCAATAAATATAGATTCTACACCAAAATCTTCAAGTATTTGAATTCTTTTTTCTTTATATGTCTTATAATCTACAAATTGATATTCTTTGAATATTTTATCTTCATATTCAACGAAAGTATTATAATCTTGATATAATATTTCTAAATCTAATTTTGATAATATTTCAGATAAAATTGTTGTTGGCATGTGATTATCCGTTTCTAATATCGCATTATATACTTCATCATTATCTGGATGATATTTTTTGAATAAATCTGCGGATTTTTGTTCATTATTTTTACTTTTTGGATCATATATAATATCATGATATAAAATAGCCAATAATAAATCTTCATCGACATTTATATTATTAAAATTTTCATCTTGAAATAATGCAGATTCTATCATATCAATAATATGATCGATATTATGATAGTACCGATGTGTTTCATTATAATGATTTAGAATTACATTTAATTCATTATCACTGATATATTTATTGACTATTTCTGGTAATTGTCTCATTTTCTTTCTATTTCAATTTTAGTATTTTCAAATCTATGTCCATGTTTCGGATCTCTATATTCTTTTAGAAATTTTTCAAACATTTCAGTCATATACTTTTCATTATAATTACAAAAAGGACTAACCGTTTCTATTTTTATTTTATAAATTGTTGCCATTATCTAACATTTTTTTGTTTTTTATGCCATTTTATATAGTTTTGAAACTTTTCATTTTCAAGTATTTTTTCAATTGTATTATAATTTTCAGCTAATTCTTTTTCTGTAAAGAATTCGTGTAATGTTTTGTGACAATGACTCTTACAAATCCAAATACCATTTTCATTCAAATAATCTTTTTCAAAATCACGTTCATATTTTCTTCTATTATGAACCATTTTTGGAATTAAGTGATGGAAATTTAGATATGTATCTTCTCTACCACACAATTCACATTTTTTATTCTTTATCATATAATGAATTTAATTTATATAGTCTATCTTTTTCATTTAATTTTAATGAACCAATATGTTCTTCTATTCTATCGACAGTGTATTTTGTAGGAAATTCAAAACAATATAAACCAATTATATCTTGAATTTCTTTTACATGTTTATTGAATGTACAAATTGATATATTTAATTTTATTTCAAATTTATCAAATATTGTTATGATAACCATATTTATATTTTATTATTTCTATTTGCATCTTTTGCTTCAATATAAAATGTATCTATTTCTGGTAATTCAGATTTAACATCAATTTTTATTTGTTCAATAATATCTTCAGTATCATAAACACTCATATCATCTTCAAAATCAATTGATAATAAAACCATATATTGACTTCTACCCATTGACATAGTTTGTATTTTATTTATGTGGTTTACTTTATTATATGAACGAGCAATTTCTTTTATTTTTTGACATTTTTCTCGACTCATCGATTCACCAACAATCAATTTTCTTAATTCATCTGTCATAAAAATAGCAACTAATAATAATAAGATTCCTACTAATATACTACCAATAGCATCAAAGATTGGTATATAAATAGATAAACATGTAGTAATAAATACCAATACTAAACCAGACAATGCAGCAAAATCTTCTAATAATATTACTATTAAATTGACTGCTACTGATTTTTTTAATCCATTTATGAATGAACCTTTTGTTGTTTTTCTAAATTCTTTATAAGCAACATTAAATGATGTAAATTCAATTATAATCGATATAATCAAAACTACTAATGATAACCAGACATGATCAATTTTTTCAGGATTATTTAATTTGTGTATACCTTCATAAATAGAAAAACAAGCACCGACAAAAAATAAAAATAATGCAACTAATAATCCCCAGAAAAATTCTTCTCTACCATAACCAATTGAATGTTCTTCATCTTTATCTTTCTTTGAACGTTTTACACCAATTAAAAGAAATATTTGATTGAAACAATCTGCTGTTGAGTGAACTGATTCAGCCAACATACCAGCTGATCCTGTTATGAATGCAACGATATATTTTATTATAGATATTAAAGTATTACCTACTAATGCTGTTATTACAGCTTTATTTGATGTATGACTACTCATATTTTTTAATTTATTATTATTTTGTAAATATAATATATTTTTTGATGATATACAAATTTTAATATATAAAAATAAAATTATATTATGGTAACAACAGAACAAATAAAAAAATTGACAGGTATATTAGATGATAATACATTATTAAAAATTACAAATGGACTTAATGATACTATGAAAAAATATGAAATAAATACAACATTAAGAATATGTCATTTCTTATCACAAATATTACATGAAAGTGGTAAATTCAAAGCAGTGAAAGAAAACCTAAACTATTCTGCTGATGGTTTGAATAAAGTATTTAAAAAATATTTTCCAACATTAGAATCTGCAACACCATATGCAAGAAATCAAGAAAAGATTGCAAATAAAGTATATGGTAGTAGAATGGGAAATGGTGATGAAAAATCTGGCGATGGCTTCAGATATAAAGGTAGGGGATTCTTGCAACTAACTGGTAAACAGAACTATACATCATTATCAAAAGATACAGGTATCGATTTTATTAAAAAACCAGAACTATTAGAAACATATGAATATGCATCATTAAGTGCTGGTTGGTTTTGGAATAAAAATAAATTAAATTTAATAGCTGATAAAGATGATGTATTAACTTTAACTAAACGTATAAATGGTGGTACTAATGGATTAGAAGATAGAAAATCATTATTGGAATTATGTAAAAAAGTTATTATATAACTTTTTTACACAATTCTTTCAATAATTTCTTGACACCTTTTGTTGCCGTTGTTTTATAATGTGTTACATCACCAATTATATTAACATCGTCTGGATCAATGATATATGTTGGTTTACCTAAACTATTCCTTATTAATCCAGCAGCTGGATATACTTGTAAACTTGTTCCGATAACGACAATAATATCAGCATCATTACATATTTTTTGTGCTTTAGATATCATTGGTACGTCTTCACCAAAAAACACAACAGCTGGTCTATAGTCTGGTTTTTCTTCTAAGTTTAATGAATTGTATTCTATATCAATCCATTGTGAATCATCTGCATTTATTTTATAAAACACATCTTGATCTTTTCTTATTTTTCTAAGTTCACCATGTAAATGTAATATATTAGAACTACCTGCACGTTGATGTAAGTCATCAACATTTTGTGTTATGATCGATACATTATAATATTTTTCAAGCTCAACTAAACCAATATGTGCTTTATTTGGTAATACATTACCTAATTCTTTTCGTCTTTCATTATAGAATTCATTCATTTCATCTCTTATGATGGTCCAACCTCTAATAGAGGCATATAAAGATGGATCATATTTTGTCCATAATCCACCTTTGTCTCTATATGTTTCTATTCCACTTTCTTGTGAAATTCCAGCACCAGTTATTATTGCGATTTTTTTCATATTTTCTTTATTTTATTTTCTAACATTAATTTATCTGCTTTGTGTATAGATATCCATACTTCTTCCTCTACACAATTAAATGTTTTGCTTATTTCTGATACACCAACAGTTATATTTTTATTAGTATTAATTGCTGATATTCTATCAGAAAATAATAAAAATTCATCGCCAGCATATCTAACTAATATTTCACCTTTTATTAATACTATTGATTTTACTACATCTTTAATATATTCATCACCAATATGATGTCCTTTTTTATTTACTTGGTGTAAATCATTTATATCTATGAAATAAACATAATCTAAATAAATATATTTCGCATTATCATATAACCAGTTTCTATTCAATAAACCAGTCAAAGAATCATGGTAAGCTAAATATTTTAGCCTTCTGTATTCTTTTATATAGTTTTTAAATATTTTCATGGTTTTTAATAATGTTTATATAATCTTTTAATGTATCAATATATTTTTTCTTTTCTGGTTTTTTGAATAAGTTTTTTTCGTAATTTCTTTTGAATAATTCACATTTTTCCATTACGATATTGAAATCTAATTCATAATTATTATGAGAAAAATCAATTTCTTTATTATCATCTATCGCAATACCATAGTCACCAACCAATTCTTGTAATCCACCAGAATTTGCATATAAGACAGGTTTTCCGCAACTTATTGCTTGTAATACAGTTTTTGGTGCAGCATATCTATATGAAAAATTAACCCATGCATCTACACAATTTATTTCTTCAGATAATTCATCATAATCAGTAAAATAACCTCTTCCAATTATCTTAGGGTGATTTATTTCCAATGATTTACCAATAGTCAATATTCGTTCATCATCTGATATCATATCAGCAAATTTCAATAAATCTGATGGTCTTTTTTCATCACGACACCAATTAGTTGCACTTGTACCCCATATTTTTATATATTTTCTTCTTATTCCAAATTCATCTGGTTTGAATATTGTTTCATCAACATTATTCAATATCACACATTCATTTTTTAAATTATTACCATATAATTTGTGATATGAATCTTGGCTAAATTTACTTATAAATATAACATTATCTGATTGGTATGCTGCTTCATTTAGTGGTATATTTCTATCTATTAAATCATATCTCCAAAAAACACCATCCATTCTTTTTATTAATGGTATAGAATTTTTTTTAGACCAATTAATAATTTCTGGTGTATATGTAGTATTAGTGATAATTCTATCAGCTAATTTATAATCATCGACAAATATGACATCTAAATAATCTTGATATCTTTTCAAATCAAACATAAGATCATTTTCTTTTGGACCTAAACTTTCAGTTCTGTGTTTAGGTGCAAAAGAATTTAATGAACAATCATATATTTTTAATTTTGTCATAATGAATTTAATTTCTTTATTCTTTCATATTTTTTATACACATCTTTGAACTCACTTTCTAAAATATCCGTATTAATTTTTGAATTTGGTTTTGTAGTCCAAATAATACGTGGATTATAATAACTGACATATCTTCTGCATTTTGAATTATTATATTTCACAATAGTTATCCATTCATCATCACTTACATCGTCAGTTATTATTTCCATATATTATAAATCTTTTTTCTTTCTTTTTGATACTGTTTTTTCAACGTTTTTTACAACAATTTCATCATTTTCGATATCAATAATCATATTACTTGTTGCTTGTCCTGATATAATAAATTCAGCAAGAGGATCTTCAACATATTTTTGTATTGCTCTTTTAAGTGGTCTAGCACCAAATTTCAAATCATAACCATTTTCAATTATATAATCTTTTGCTTTTTCAGAAATGGTTATATCATAATTCATTTCTTTTATTCTATCAAATAAACCTTTCAATTCGATATCAATAATTTTAGAAATCGCAACTTTATCTAAAGAATTAAATTGTATAACATCATCAATTCTATTTAAGAATTCTGGTGCGAATGTTTTTTTCAATGCTTTTTCAATAATACCTTTTGAATGTTCTGTCATTTGTTCTGAAGAACTTTTTGAAGAAAATCCGACAGATTTATTAAAATCTGTAATATCACGAGCACCAACATTTGATGTCATAATAATAATAGTATTTTTGAAATCAACTTTTCTACCAAGACTATCAGTTATGTGTCCTTCATCCAATATTTGTAATAATATATTAAAAATATCTGGATGTGCTTTTTCTATTTCATCAAATAATACAATTGAATATGGTTTTCTTCGAACTTTTTCAGTTAATTGTCCACCTTCTTCATATCCAACATATCCTGGTGCAGCACCAACTAAACGAGATACATTAAATTTTTCCATATATTCACTCATATCAACGCGAATTAATGAATCATGTGAACCAAAAAGATATTTTGCTAAAACTTTAGATAATTGTGTTTTACCAACACCAGTTGGTCCTAAGAATATAAATGAACCAATTGGTTTATTTGGGTCTTTTAATCCTACACGATTTCTTTTTATAGCACTTGCAACTTTTTTAATGGCTTCATCTTGTCCAATAACACCATTCTGAAGTTCTTCATTTATTTTTGATAAACGAATATTTTCATCTTGTCCAATTCTTTGTAATGGTACTCCAGTCATCATTGAAACAACACATTCAATATCTGATTCTGTAACCATTGTTTTATTATTTGATAAATCTTCTTGCCATTTCTTATTAGCATCAGATAAACTAATTACAATCTTTTTTTCAGAATCTCTTAATTTAGCCGCTTCTTCAAAATTTTGATTTTTAACAAAATCGAATTTTGAATTTCTAACATCTTCGAGTGACATTTCGATATCTTTAATATATTCTGGTACAACAATATTATTTATATGAACTCTTGATCCTGCTTCATCTAATGCATCAATGGCTTTATCTGGTAAATGTCTATCTGTTAAATATCTATCTGTCAATTTTACACATGCTTCAATAGCTTCGTCTGTATAAATAACATTGTGATGTTTTTCATAATGTTCTTTTATATTTTTAAGTATAGTAATAGATTCTTCAACTGAAGTTGGTTCAACAATTACTTTTTGAAATCTTCTTTCTAATGCACCATCTTTTTCAATGTGTTTTTTATACTCATTTAGAGTTGTTGCACCAATACATTGAATTTCGCCTCTAGCTAATGCAGGCTTCATCATATTTGCCGCATCTAATGATCCTGATGCACCACCTGCACCAACAATAGTATGAATTTCATCAATAAATAGAATAATATCTCTATTTTTTGATAATTCTGAAATCAAGGCTTTTATTCTTTCTTCGAATTGTCCACGATATTTCGAGCCACTAACCATTGATGCGATGTCTAATTCATATACACTTTTTCCAATAAGGGTTCTACTAACTTCTTTTTTTACAATCTTTAATGCTAATCCCCAGGCAATAGCAGATTTACCAACACCTGGTTCACCAATAAGAATTGGATTGTTCTTTTTTCTTCGAGTTAAAATTTGAGCAATCCTATCAATTTCTTTTTCTCTACCAACTACGGTGTCTATTTTACCTTCAGATGCTAACTTTGTAATATTTACACCATATGTATCTAACATTGGTGTATTAGAATTACTTTTTACTGATGTTTTAATATCATCTTCTTCAAATTCCATATTGTATTTTTTTTAAGTTTATTTTACAAATATAAATGATTATTTATTAATAACCAAATTTATTTTCAATTTATTTCAAGTTAATTCATACCTCTATATTTTGTTCAAGTTTTTGATTGTTTTATTTTAATATATAGATTAAAATAAAAATAACTTATGCCTAATAAATTAACAATAAATGATTTTATTGATATATGTAATATTATTCATAATAATAAGTATGATTATTCGAAAAGTATTTATGTTTCATCAAAAACAAAATTAATAATAATTTGTCCAATTCATGGTGAATTTGAACAAACACCAGATACACACAAATTAAGTGGTTGTGGTTGTCCAAAATGTGATCCAACAAATACATTAGGTAATGACAAATTTATAGAAAAATCAATAAAAATACATGGTTACAAATATGATTATTCTAATGTGTATTATGTAAAGAATGATATAAAAGTTGATATTATGTGTAAAGAACATGGTATATTTTCACAAAAACCAGGTGCTCATTTACGTGGACAAGGTTGTCCAAATTGTTATTCTTTAAATAAAAAATCAAATACAAAAGATTTTATAGAAAAATCAATAAAAATACATAATAATACATATGATTATTCATTGGTTAATTATGTTACAAAAAAAGATAATGTGACAATAATATGTCCAATTCATGGTAAATTCGAACAAAAGGCATCAATACACCTACAAGGACATGGTTGTAAAATTTGTAGAAATTCTAAATTGGAATTATATTTTAGAAATAAATTAGAAACAAACAATATTGATTTTATATCAGATTATAGGTTTGATGATTGTAGGAATATATTACCATTACCATTTGATTTTTATTTACAAAAATTGAATATATTGATTGAATGTGATGGCATTCAACACAGAGAATCAATAAAACATTTTGGTGGTGATGAAAGATTAAAATATCAAAAAAAGAATGATACTATAAAAAATAATTATTGTATAAAAAATAATATTTTATTATATAGATTAAAATCTTTTTCTGATATTGATGAATTCTTAAAAAATCTTTAACAATCTCTACTTCTATCAAATGTATTATGTGATATACTATCGATTATGATATCACCAAATGTTCTTTTTGCAGAAATAAATGAACCACAAACAGGACATTCAACATAATCACCATCTCTAAAATCTGGTTTAACATCAGCATTTGTATATTCAAATACAGTTTTACATTTACTACATTTTTCTTTAATTGATTTAGGTTCAATATTACCTTTTTTAATAATTTTAATAATTTTCATAATATTATATTTTTTAATTAATCAAACCACATTCTATAATGATAAGGTGTTTCTTCTGAAAATTCATCAGGTCTAATAGTCATTATAATTGACATTAGTTCTTTGAAATTTGTGTACTTATCGGTTCCAAAAAATAACGTATCACTATAATCAGTACCATCTTTAACATCCACATAGACTTCAGTTACACCACAATCAAACATTTTTTTGACAAGTTTATTTGTCTTTTGTATATCATTAAAATATATACCATCCTCATATTTTACTAATTCTTGGTAATAATTACCATATTTGTCATCTTTTTTACTCATTTTTTATTAATTAAAATCCATAACTTTTCAAAAAATCTCTAAAACCATCAACAACTATTTGTCATTTTCCGCCAAATTACCTTTTACGTAAATGTCACCATTACAATCAAATCTTAATATTTCAGTACCATCACTAGTATTTAATCTAATAATATCTTCATTAGGTTTATTAGCCAATGGTAATATTTCACTATTTTCTGTAATTTCACTTGTTTGTTTAAGTAAATTTTTACCTTCATCATCAATTTCTTTTGACATTTTGAAAATTAAATTAATATCTTCATCAGACATATCATTAATGTATTCAAATGGCAAATTTAGTGTGTTTGTAAGATAATTGACTTTTTCTAATTTTTCTTCTTCTTTTGTCATATTTTGTTGTTTTTTATTTATTTTTTGATTCTATTTTTATTATTTGCCAATTTGTTGTATTTATTCTTTCTATTGTAAATAATCTTAATGGGTATTTTATCTTTCCTTTATTCATGTTTAATATAAAGCTATCATAATGTAATATATTATCTTTACAAAATTTTCTTAAACCGTGAAATATTATGAATTCTACTTCATCTGGATTTTTTAAAATATAAAAATATTTATCATATTCGCCTATTATATTCAAGTCGGTTTTTATTTCCCATCCAATAGTATTGTTTCTTAATTCTGTTTCATATCTATTTATTTTTGGTATTTTTCCTTTATTTATATAATTTCTTAAAACATTAACATTAATATTATTTTCGATACAAAATGTTGGTAATTGACCTATTACAGTAAAATGTTTTTCATCTGGAGATATTAAATAAAATGTTTTAGCATTAATATTATTTTCACCACTATAATTATCTTTTCTTTGTTATTTCTATATTTTTTTCACTATTTTTTATATTTCTTTCTTTTCTTGTTTTACTCATTTTTTGTTTTGTTTCTTCTGATATTATACGTCCTTTTTGTGATTCGCTAATACTTTGCCTTTGTTCAATTGTCCGTTTTTTGCCTTTATTTGCCAATGATATTTTTTACAAATTTCTTCTTTATTTGGATTATTGCTTATAGTATTACCATACACACCACCACTACATATATTATAACCAATGTGTCTTTCTCTCGATTTTAATTCTTCTATCCAATATATTTCTTTTTCATTTAATTCTTCTTTTGTTTTACAATATTCTAATATTTCTTTTGTGAAATTTTCAATACCATACTTTTTTAATGATTGTTTAAAAATTTTACCAGAACCTAAATATTTAGGATTATTGTGTAAATCTTGTCCTACATAAATTTTACCATTAATATTATTTGTTGTTTTATATACTACCATAAGTTTTTATTTTTATATATTAAAAATGAAAACACACATTTAGATTATTCAATCAAATATAAAATTATCTTTTGATTTATTTATTTCTCTGAATCTGTTATTGTGTGATATACAAACATCAAGACAATTTTTTTTACAAATAGGATCTTTTAAACTATTGTGTTTTTTGAACCATTCGATTCGTTCTTGTCTCATATTTGGACCAACTTTACC